GCGTTGATACTCCAGATACAGAGGCAGACGTAGATGTACCAGAAACAGAAGTAGAAGCAGATGCAGAAGCAGCAGTTGACTCTGATACACCATCACCAGCACCAACATCATTTTCGGGAGGCGGTGGTTCTAGTTCACCTAGTCCATCACCATCACCAACCCCAACATCAACTGATACTGCTGAAACTACATCTGATACATCATCCACTGAAACATTTAATAAAATGAAAGCATCAGTTGATGCATTTGTAGCCGATATAAAATCAAAATTAGCAAACGCTACTCCAATCGAAGTTGCACCAGACGTTGTACAACCAATTAAAGATTTAATGAAAGGTATGACTGCAAAAAAGTCTAAAGAATTTAAAAAAGCAATCGCAACAGCAATGAGAAATGCAGATATTAAATTACCATCTCCATCTCCATCAGACGATTATACTGAAAATTAAACATAAAAGGTTATGGCAAAAACAAACAAGTTACAAAACATCAAAGCCGTTCAACAAATGATTGACGGTACTCACAAATTCCAAACAAAAAAAACTGTTGGATTTAGTGATGCTGAGGCAACGAAAAAAAGAAATGAACATCATGAAATTGGAGATATCTGGGAAGATGTTGATGCTAATGGTAATATTACTATAATAGAACAATTTGATGGATTCAGAACAAGAAAACCAAAAAATTCAGAAGTACTTAGTGAAGTTCGAGAAGAATTAAGATCATATGCTAAATGTCCAAAAGAGACATGTACTTGTGATCCTAACTATTATCTTAATCAAAAAATGAGAGCAATCCACGGAATGTGTTTTGACTGTGTTATTGATATGGAGCATGAACTTAAGAAAACGGGTAAATTTGAAGAATATGCTAATAAAAAAATAGAAGCTAATGCATTAGCATGGTTAAAGAAAGCAGAACAAGATGTTGATATGTTAAGAGAGGCATATACTAAAGCATCTAAACTAGTTATTAACAGTGAAGGAGAAACTGAAACATGGGCTGCACAAATGACACCAGAAGAATTTGAAGAAAAAATCACAAAAGGATTTGAGTCATATAAAATAGACTTTTTAAATAAATTAAAAAAAACAGTTACAGGAGAAACAAAATGAAAATTTGGAACACTATTAAATCATATGGTAAATGGATCATTGGTGGAATTATAGGATTATTAGCTCTAATTGCAGCAATTGGAAAATTACGTAATCGAAAAACAGTAGAAAAAATACAAGAAAAGATTGACGATAATACAAAAAAAATTGAACGTGTTAAAGGTAAAGAAGATCAAGTTAAAACACAAAAACGACAAGTAAAAAAAGAATTGACAGAATTAAAAGAAACTGTTAAAAAAACAAAAGCTACTAAAACAGCAAAACGTCGTCCTGGTCGTCCAAAGAAAACCACAGCACAAGCAAAACATAATATTGTTTCAAAAACTAAGAGAAAACGATGAAACAATTAATACTGATACTATTATTTCCAATAGTTGGGGTTGGTCAAACAGTAGTTGACACATGTTTTACAGAACAACAAATACATGATATATCAGAAACTTTAGATGATTTATATTATAAAGATTCAGTTAATAATCAACTAATAAATCAACAAACAGCTGTTATAGATAAACAAGATGAACTAATTAAATTAGATTCATTACAATTAGTATATAAACAGCAACAAATTGATTTATTAGAAACTAACATAAATTTATATATCGAACAACAAAAAAAGTTACAGCCTAAATGGTATAATAATAAAGTTGTTTGGTTCGGTGCCGGCATTCTCACAACAATACTAACTGGCAAATTTATTGTAGGAGTAATTCAATAATGTCACAGCCTAGCATAAAACAAATAATACAGCAACAATATCAAATGTGTGCTGCAGATCCAGTATTTTTTATGCGGCAATATTGTTATATACAACATCCTAAACGCGGAAAAATTAAATTTAATTTATATCCGTTTCAGGAAGATTCATTAACCAATTTACAAAACAATAGATACAGTGTTATTCTAAAATCTAGGCAGTTAGGTATATCAACTCTATCTGCTGGATTTGCACTATGGAGCATGTTATTTCAAGAAGACTTCAACGTGTTAGTTATTGCAACTACACAAGAAGTAGCAAAAAATCTTGTAACTAAAGTTAGGGTAATGCATGACAATTTACCTAGTTGGCTAAAAGGAACTATTGAAGCTGACAATAAATTATCGTTAAAATTTAAAAACGGATCACAAATAAAAGCAGTTTCTTCTGCGACAACAGGCGCACGTTCAGAAGCGTTATCACTATTAATAATAGATGAAGCTGCGTTTATTCGAAATATTGAAGAAATATGGATAGCATCTCAAGCAACACTATCAACTGGTGGTGGGGCTATTGTATTATCTACTCCTAATGGTATAGGTAACTGGTTTCATAAAACATGGGTTGATGGAGAAACAAATCCACAAACAGAATGGAACAATATAAAGTTACATTGGACGGTACATCCAGATCGTGATCAAGAATGGAGAGATAGACAAACACAATTATTAGGAGAACGTGGAGCAGCTCAAGAGTGTGATTGTGATTTTGTTAGTTCGGGACACACTGTAATTGATGGTAATATATTAGCCGAATATGAATCTACATGCACTGATCCTATAGAAAAGCGAGGACATGATCATGGTTATTGGGTTTGGGAATATCCTGACTACTCAAAAAATTATATGGTAATTGCAGATGTCGCTCGTGGTGATAGTGCTGACTGGTCCACGTTTCATGTAATTGAAGTAGAAACAATAACTCAAGTAGCTGAATATAAAGGTAAATTGCCTCCAAAAGATTTTGGAAACATGTTAGTTACAGTTGCTACCGAATGGAATAACGCATTACTGGCAATTGAAAATGCTAATATAGGTTGGGCTGCAATTCAACCAGCACTAGATAGAAATTACGAAAATTTATTTTATACATATAAAGATGATGGTTATGTCGATGTAGATGTCCAACTACAAAAAGGATATGATATGAAAGACAAATCAAAAATGGTACCTGGTGTATCTACTACTAGTAGAACACGGCCATTAATGATATCAGCATTAGAAATGTATATGCGAGAAAAAACTCCAATAATACGGAGTAAGCGGCTCATACAAGAACTATTTGTCTTTCATTGGTTAAATGGGAAAGCTCAAGCACAGAGCGGTTATAATGATGATTTAACTATGGCATTTTGTATCGGGTTATGGTTGCGTGACACATCATTAAAATTACGACAACAAGGAATTGATCTAAACAAGCGAGCATTATCACAATTTCAAAAAACAGATAGTGTTATTTATACAGGTAAAAATAAACCTAGAGACTCCGGTTGGGATTGGAATAATGGTAAATCTGACGAAGGATTAACTTGGTTATTGTAAAAATTGCTTGGATCTTAAAGTACTTATATTTATAATAAAAGAAAATACCATATGGCTTCTTTAAGAAAACGGTTAAGAAATCTATTCAGTACAAATATAATTGTAAAGAATGTTGGAAACAACAAACTACGTGTACTTGATACTAATAGATTACAATCAGACGGAAATTTAGCAAAGAGTAAAATTTCTGATAGGTATACAAGATTACATGGTGCTAATCGACATAAGATTGGCGGAATGAATGGTGGATATGATTCTAATTATTATATGCATCAAAATCGTATGCAGTTATATACTGATTACGAAATGATGGATAAAGATCCAATTATCCATTCAGCATTAGACATATATTCAGATGAGTCTACATTAGAAGATCAATTTGGTGATATATTAACTATTAAAACTAATGATAGTAAAATACAAAAAATACTTTATAATCTATTCTATGATATATTGAATATCGATTTCAATATGTGGTCATGGATTCGTAACGTAACAAAGTATGGCGATTTCTTTTTAAAATTGGATATTGCTGATGAGTTAGGAGTAATTAATGCTAGACCACTTTCTAGTTATGAGATTGAACGATATGAAGAATATAATAGTGATACTGGCGAATATGAAATAAAATTTAAACACTTATCAACTCACGAAGAGTGGTATGATGTTTTTGAGATCGCTCACTTTAGATTATTATCTGATTCGAATTTCTTACCATATGGTCGTTCAATGCTAGAAGGAGCGAGACAAGAATTCCAGAAATTAACAATGTTAGAAGATGCAATGCTTATTCACAGAATAATGCGAGCTCCGGAAAAACGTATTTTTAAAGTTGACATTGGAAATATTCCTCCGAATGAAGTAGACACATTTATGCAACAAATCATCGATAAGATGAAAAAAATACCACATGTAGATCAAAATACCGGAAATTATAATCTTAAGTTTAATCTTAATAATATGCTTGAAGATTATTTTTTACCAGTACGTGGAGGACAGTCGTCAACACAAATAGATACATTACCAGGTATGACTTGGACTGGTACTGAAGATATCGAATATGTAAAAAATAAAATGATGGCTGCTTTAAAAATACCTAAACCATTCTTAGGTTATGGTGAAGGGGTTGAAGGAAAAACTACATTAGCGTCGATGGATATTCGATTTGCTAGAACAATTGAACGAATTCAAAAAATTATAACATCTGAACTTTATAAAATTGCAATCGTACATTTAGCATCACAAGGATATGAAGGTGAAGACTTAATTAATTTTGACTTAGCATTAACATCTCCGTCTATTATATATGATCAGCAAAAAGTTGCATTAATGAATGAAAAAATACAACTTGCTAATACAATGAAAGATAGTAAATTAGTATCAGATAAATACATATATGAATACATATTTAACATGTCCGAAGAACAATGGTTACAAGAAAGAACCAATGTTATTGAAGATTTAAAATTACGTTTCCGTCAAAATCAAATTGAACAAGAAGGCAACGATCCAACTATAACAGGTACATCATATGGAACACCACACGACTTAGCGTCAATGCATATGAGCTCTAACGATGTTGAGGAAAAAGATAAAGGCGGACGACCTAAAGAAGGAATTAAATCAGGCCAACACGCCAATGAATTTGGATGGGATCCGACTGGCAAGAAAACGTTGGATCAGGCATTTAA